CACATTTTTTCTGTTGCGGGCATTATATCTAGCCTGGCATTTATAAAAAAGTTCTGGCGTGATAATTGGCGGTACAGCATTTTCTTTTCTGATATCGTTCCACTTAAATACACCGATGTAAGTTTCTGATCTTATCATCCTGTCAAAGCTGGAACGACCGAATTTATTACCCATACCGGTGACGACATGATAACTGTTGATTTTTCTTGCGATATCGACTATTTTGGCCCCAGCGGCGTACATTTCAAAAGCTTCTTGAACGATAGGTACTAACGCGGGGTCCGGATGAAGATGTTTATCGGCATCAATGGTGTAACCGAAAGGTATTCTACCGGAAGCCCAGCGGCAGGCTAAGGCATTTTCTGTCATACCGCGCTTTACTTTTTGTGCAAGCTCTACTGAATAATATTCTGCCATACCTTCCAAAACGCTTTCAAGAATAATTCCAGAAGGATCGCTGGTGATATTTTCTTTAGCAGATAATACTCGAACGCCGTTTCTTTTTAACTTCGCTTTGTAAACAGCACTGTCATAGCGATTACGAGCAAAGCGGTCTAATGTGTAGACTATGATTGTATCAAATGTTTTTTTGCTGCTGTCAGCTACCATTTTTTGAAATGACGGACGATCATCGGTCTTGGCGCTAATTGCTCTGTCTATATAATGTTCAACAATAGTTAGGCCATTACGTTTTGCAAAATCTGTGCATTCTCTGATCTGTCCCTCAATACTTTCTTCGCGCTGATGCCCGGAAGAATAGCGGGCGTATATAACTGCATTTGACATAAAAACAACTCCTAACTATTTTTTGACGTATTGATTTTTAGTGATAAGTACGATAAAATGTAATCAGGTGAATGGACCGTTACCATACGTGGCCGGTCGGTGCCCCGTTGTCTATATGACAGCGGGGCCATTTTTTTTGATTTTTATAAAATTACTTGGCAGTACAATATAGTTTTTATATAATTTACAGAAATGAAAACTGATAGGGGGAATAATTATGTTGCTTGAAGTAATGCTTATAATTGCACCAGGCTTTATTGCTAAAACAATATCCAAGTTATTGGGAAACTCGGAAATGGAAAAGCAAGATCAAACTGATTTATTAATGGGTTATTTTACATATAGTTTATTTTCAGTTTTTATAACCATAAGTGCTATATTGCTATTAGGTATTTTACCTAGTGACAAACTAACATTAGATATTTTGTCAGGATTAGGTAATAATTGGGATATTATGAAAGTAATAGCAATATCTATAGTTTCAAGTATTGTAGTAGGCGCATCATGGCAACTATTTATAAAAAATAGCGTTTTCTATATAACTAATAAAATATATAGAAAAATAAAAAATGGAAATAGTATTTATTATGGTTCTTTTATAGAAAAAGAATTGAACGACGGAAAAGATCATCTTCTACGAATAATAAAAGATGGGAAAGAAATTGCGGTAGGAAGATTTTTAGGAATGTCTTCTGATTATAAAGATCATACAGAATTAGTTGTAGAAAGCAACTTAACCTATAGTCTTTATATAGAGCATCCTGATTTTACAAATAAATTCTTCCGAACAAGAACGTATTTGATGGCAAAAGAGAATATAGTTGTAGAAGAATTTGCTTATCCAAACGGATTTTTTGATGCTAAAAAGATAGCAGAAAAAGAAGAATGAGAGTTATTTGTTTGGAGGAGTATTTCTTGGTGGCGGCGGTGGGGGTGGAACCTGCTTTATTGGCGGGCGTTGAAAGCCTCTTTCTCCATAGTTTGTAGAAGATTGATTAGACATAATAAAACCTCCATTGCAACAGTAAGATAGATTTGATAGAATTATTAGATGAAAGGACTACAATCGTTGGCGATTGGTCACTAGCCTGCTGTCTTCATAGATAGCGGGCTTTTTATTTTATCAGAATGATGTTTTCTAAACTTTCCCATATTTATTCTGATATTCAGCAAAAGTTGCATAAAAAATTGCTTCAACGATAGAACCAGGAATAATAGGTTCAAATCGTGCAAGGGAAGACTTATCGGTATATTTTGACAAAACAGTGCCATCTTTGCCATACATAACAGCTGTCTGCAATCTATGAGATTCGTTTTTATAATCAAATTCCCACCTAATTAATTGATAAGAAATAGGTTCAGCAAGTTTTAATCTATTTGATTCTTTAACTCCTTCTGATTCTGTAAATTCAGATTTTATCCATACAAAATATTTATTTCTGTCTGATTTACGTATACTGTTTTCATCAAAAGAAATGGTCATAACATCGGTTGAGGTTATCCATTTCCACTCGGCAGCATAAGTTATAGATGATAATCCTAATAGACTTAAACAAAGTGATAGAATCAAAATTATCTTTTTCATTTAGAGGACCTCCTGTATTAGTGATAATCTTTTTTGCTGTAAATAAAAAATCGGGCGCGCATCAATACGATGCACACCCTACAAAACCTAAGGTTTTACTTGTAATATAAGTATAGATCATAAAATATAGGGCGTCAAGAATATCTTAAATCTTAAAACTTTTTATAAAAGAGTATCTTCTTTATCATATTTATCTGCTGGTAATTCAGGATGATCTCTGTAATAATCTGCTAAAACAATATGACAATATTTGCAAACAGAAGAATTTTCTTTGATCCAATTTTTGCATGAAGGACATTGGAGGCCGCTATGATCAGATAATAAGAGACTATGAATAAATGCTACAATCCAAATGAACAGACCATAAATATACCAACGTTTGAAATTACGACCTTTACGTTTTGCTATATATGCTGGTATAAACGCCAAAACCAATGCTGAAAAGAGAGAAGTGACAAATGGTAAAAAAGTTATGGAAGAATAGTGGCCTTGTTTTTGCAGTCCAATTTGTGATTTACTGACTAAAATATTATTATCAAACAGTAATACCATGTTAGAACCATCATCGTTTTTCCAAGAATATATTTGTTGATATGTGTTAATACCAGGAATTTTTGTTTCTGACATTAAAACGCCAGGTGAATCGAGCAAAATTTCACATTCTTGGTAAGTCATGCCAGTATAGAGGGAATCGTATTCATCGATAGAATATTTATTTTCTTGAAAACAGCCAGAAATAATAAAGCTAACTAAAATCACTAAAATCAAAATAAATTTTTTCATAAAATCAAACCTTTCTAATAGCATTAAGTTTTATGTTTTTTATTAAGATTAAAATAAATTTTATTTATGTTTATGCCAGAAATCTGGATTTATTATATTGCCACGTTTTATATAACTTTTTCTTTAGCTTGTTTAGCCAAGCGTAGATCAATAAAATCGTTTATATACTCTTTATCATCGTCATTTAGTTGACGATATTTTTTTATGAGAAGCTCTTCTTTAAAAATAATTTTGGTGTTAGGAGTTAAATTTTCTTTTATATCAGATGAAGTTAAACCTAAAAGAAAGTCTGCTGTAACGCCTAAAATTTTAGCAAAAGAAATTAATTCATCATCGCGGATTGGTCTGGTGCCAAGTTCTATTCTGTTCATAACACTTTTGCTGATATGGGCTTTTTCTGCTAATTCATATTGTGTAAGACCCTTTTGCTCTCTTAACATAACTATTCTTGCACCAATACTCACGATAAATTCACTTCTTTCCTTATTTTTTCTACGATTTTATTCTAATTGTTTCTGTAACAGAAATCAAATTTAATTGCTATAATAGAAAAAAAGTTGATTTTTTTACTTGACTTTTCTAAAATAGAAATGTAAAATAAAAACATAAAATTTCTGAAATAGAAATAAAGAGGTGATATAATGGAATTAAAAAATAAAGTAAATTTAAAATTCCTTTCGGAGAGAAGAAAGCAAATGGGCTTTACACTTCTTGATATGGCGAAAACAGTATCGTTAAAAACTGGTTCTAATTATTACAAATACGAAACAGGAGAATATCAATTAAGTGCAAATATGCTACCATTATTAGCAAAAAAGTTGGAGTGTGATATTGAAAATTTTTTTGAAAAATAAATTTCTAAAACAGGGATTTAAGTAAAAAAAAGAAACACCCGCCCGAACCCTGGAAAAGTTTAGCGAGTGTTTCTTTGGGCCAGCCGAAGCTGACGAGAACATTATATCACAGTTTCGGTTGGTATATCAACTTAGAAAGAGGGATATGCCGTGGATAAAAATAAACCGTTAACTGCTGAACAAATTAAAGCATTACTTACGCTTATTAAGATTGTCAAAAGTATGCCAGAGGAAGAATTTATAAAAAAATATGCTAGTTTGCCAGAAGACGAATTAGCTAAGGCTTATTTAGATGAAAAACACAGGCAGGAAGGGAGCGGAAGATAGTGATGTTGGATTCAATAAAAAAGAAATTCCGAAAATGGAAAGGAAAAAGCCCTGCGGACAGGCAGGGCGAGAATAGGCGCTTACTGATCCAATCAGATCATAAGGCTGTGTGTGTGAAGTCTAATAAGAGAGTCGGCTTAAAAAAAGATGAAGACATATTAAGAGAAGTTCAATCTCTGCTTGATGAAGTTGATTTTGATAGATATACACCTGCTGGAAGTAGGAAATTAAGTCTTCAAATAGACAGTGTTGTTAACGAGATTTTAAAGATACTTATACTTCATAAATTTACAGAAGAAGAATTGGAAATCATATTGGATTTAGTTAGGTATCGTATTACTGGTACAGATTATATTTTTAGGCGTTCGACGAGGAAAGGAGAGCAATGATATATGCAGGAATTCAGGGTTGTAGAAGTTGAAACGGAAGGCTTATTAGATAATTATGCTGCTAGATCATTAGGAGAATACGTTGTTGAACGCCTTCAAAGTATGCTGCTTCCTGATGGAAAGTTCAAGGATAAAAAACTACAAGCTGAATTTGAAGTTTGGTTAAAAAACAGAGAGGCGGCGGTATCGTGAAAGTTTTAGTGATAACACTGATATTAAGTTTCCTGATATATGGCTGCAGTGTATGTTATACAGACAGGGGATTGGCGGTCAAAGAAGATATGCCAAGTAACACGAAAGTATATTTAGTTCCCTTACCGGGAACGTGCATTCTTATGCCGCATTTTATACAGACGAAAATAAAATAGCAAATGTTAGGAGCGAAATATATGAAAGAACAAAATGCGTTTGAGACTTTGAAAAATACTTTGGAAGATAAATACATTTTGGTATTTCCTAAATATTATGGCTTATGATGTACGGCTTGGAGACATTATGAGGTTTGAGCTAACGAGGAAGGGTTTATATTTTGCTGGAATTGATCTGCGGGCACGGCAGTTAGAGGCCCGTTTGGTAACACGGTAAGAACAGGAGGCAGAAAAATGAAAGGGCTTTATTTAGCGGCAATAGATATTATCGTAGATGGTTTAGATAGCATAGCACATTATCCTGCTATGTGGGTATTCACCGTAACGGCAGCAATTCTGACTGCAATTCTAATTCATACCTGCGGTGTAGCAGAAGGTCGGGTAATGGGGCTGTAAAGTCAGAAGTTTTAGAAAGAAGGGGTAAAAATGGGAAATCGTAGCGGTGAGCTCATAGTTAAAATTAACGTCGAAGGTCCAACGACTATCGAGAAATTAGAAACAATCATTAAAAAAATTTCAGAAATAAAAAGAGGATACAACTGTACGTGTATCCTCGATGTAAGAAATTTGATTTAAAGTTTTTACCAAAAAGTATAAGCCAAAATTAGAAAGAAGGAACAAAAGATGAATAAAAATTTATGTTTGGAAGTAGAACTGGATTTAGCAAAAATGAACGAGCACTTAGAACGTGTATTAAAAGCGAGAGAGGAATATATAGCGGCAGTAAGAAGCTTAGAAGAATCTTGGCCTGATAAAAGCTGCCTGAAAGTCATCATAAAAGAAAAATGATTGGGTGAATATTACTTCGCTTTTTCTTTTTCGTATTCAGCTAAAACAGAACAAATGCAAACGGCGCAGCTTTTATAAATAGCCTCACGCATAATATCGGCTGCTTTGTCATGTGCACCTGATTTTGTCCAAAGTGCAATTTCACGACAAGCCGATCGGATGCTTAATTTATCAACTGATTGTCTGCAAATTTCTACAATTTTTTCTTGTGGCAACATATGACTAACCCCCAATATATCAAGATTAAAAATAAGTTATTTAAACCACATATAAAATAATAGCATCAAAAGGAGCTTTGGTCAAATGTTGAATGTTCAAAAAGTCAGACTAGAAAAAAAGGTAAGTAAATATCGGCTATGTAAGGAAACTGGAATATCATTCAATTCTTTAACAAGCCTTGAAAATGGTGGGGACGTTCGACTTAGTACTTTAGAGAGAATTGCTAAGGTACTGAAAGTAGAAGTCAAAGATTTATTTGAATAAAAAAAGAAGCTGTTAACATTGGTGTGTTAACAGCATAAGGGAATGGATAAAATTGTGAGAAAAAATTTAGAAAACGAGAGTACTGACCGTACGAAAGTTATTATAGCATAAGCTGAAAAATTTTCAATATGGATTTTAAAAATTTTGATTGGTATTTCTCCAATGCTATTTATAAAAGATCCTATAAAAACAATTCCATATATAAAAAAGATGCGGTTAGATAACCTAACCGCGAATGGGGGAAATCACAACAAAAATAAAAACCCACCAAATATAGGAGAACCTTGCACGCCTCCGTGCAAAAAATATTATAGCAAAATTTGAAAAATTTTCAACCATAAAATCAGAAAGGATGATCACGATGGAAATCCGCTATTTAAACAAGGAAAGCCTAAAAGAAGTGAACTTTTATGTAAAAACGAGGGACTACTATAAAGAGAAATTAGAAAAGCTCAGAGAGATAAAAAACGAAGTAACAGACCAGGCTTCAAGCATTACCATAAATATTTCATACAAAACGAAAGAGAGTTATAACAGTAAAGCCATAGAGATACATCGTCCCGTAGGAGAAATTTCAAGCCACTTTGAGTTCATTCCCGCTACAGTCATTAAAGAAGTGGAAGATCAGCTGCTTTTTTGCATTGCCTGTATTGAATCCTATCTATGGGATAGGTTCGGTTATACCGATGATGAAGCGGTAATACAACAATCTAAACAACAGCAAAAGCTGATGGAATTTTTGAGTAAAGGGGCCGCAAAGATAGAATTTAATCCTAATGATTATGCCGATGTTGAAGATGCTTTAAAAACAATATTAGAACCGTTAAAGAATATCAGGAATGATTTAGAAAAGGTTGTCAAAAATATAATTGAAAGCAATGGCGAAGGACAAGGTAATGGAGGTGCCAAGCATGAGTAATTCTAAGTGCTTTCGGTGCGGGAAGCGGCTTAGAGCTGGGGACTGGAAACTTCTTTATGATCCGTCGCTCATGCGGGCCGTGAAAGTTTGTCGTGATGATAAAAACTGTATCGTACAAACAAAAGGAACGCTGCTGTCTGGTCCGCTTGCCAATAGAATGATCAAAGATTATAGAGGTCGTTGATATGGGCAAAAGTAAAAAAAGAGTAGTTAGAAATATCTGTAACAATCACTATTTGAATCTTAATACACTGCTACCGGAAATTACGTGTGCCGAATGTGGGAAAAAGAAATGCCTGCCGTGGGGTACTGATTTAACTAATTATGTTTATCAAAGGCGGTCCGGCTATAAATCAGGGCGGCCGAGAAGGGAATTTTACTGTTCCTATTCCTGTATGAAAAAGGCAAGTGAAAGGAAGCGATAGTATGCATCGTGATACCCAAGAAAAAGAATCAAAGACTAAAGGATACTGCAGCATATGTGAAAAGCATACAGAAAATGGATATTGTTATATACATCCTTTTGGGCACAGGGAATATCTAATTTGTCCAAACTGCTTAATGTACAGCACTGATCCTTTAGTAAAAGAAGCCAGGATAGGGTTAAGAAGTGGAGGGCGGAAAAGATGATCCATAAATTAAAAATATTACCAGAATTTTTCCCATTGGTAGAGAAGGGGAAAAAGAGATTTGAATTGAGGAAGAATGATCGTAACTATCAGGAAGATGATATTTTATTACTGCAGGAATATTTTGACGGTGAATATACCGGGCGCCAATGCGTAGTAAAAATAACAAATGTTTTTGGCAGTAATAATGAAGAAAGTCTGTGGCCAGAATTAAAGAAAGACACTATTATCTCAGATCAGTACGTTATTTTGTCAATCAAGAAAATTAATGTACCTGTTGAGATATTAATGGAGCTTGAGAGACCAGTAGAACAAGGATATTACAACAGTTTTAAGGGCGAAGAAGTGGATGCAGAGGTAATAATCGTTGAAGACACTAAACAATTAGAGGAAGGAACGGCGGCGCTACCTCCACCGCCTAATCCGTGGGCTTCTAAAAATCGTAAGCCGACTGATGATTCCGACAATGATGGACAGTAAAGTTTTTGAAAAAATCTTTGACGCTTGGAATCTTGCAACAGTAGCTTCTACAGTTTGGGGACCAGATAGTGATATGGCAAAGAATGCACAAAGTGCTTTCTATTCTATTCTTAATTCTGTTGATGATGATACTAAGCTGGAATTTTTTGAAGGGCTTAAAAGAATCAAGGCTAGGCCGGAAAGATAAAATTCAAGTTGATCATAAGTAGGGAGGAGTGGCGGTGAAATTTATTGACCTGTTTTCCGGCATAGGGGGAATACGTCTAGGGTTGGAAATGGCCGGACATAAATGTGCTGGTTTTTGTGAATTCGATAAGTTCGCTAGAACGGCTTATAAAGCAATATATGAGACAGAAGGAGAATGGGAAGCATATGATATCAGAACAGTTAAACCATACGATATACCAACCGTCCCTCTTTGGTGTTTCGGATTTCCCTGCCAAGACATCTCCATTGCAGGAAAACAAAAGGGAATTCGGGGGGGACGTTCAGGGCTTTTCTGGGAAATTATACGGTTGCTTGAAGGGAGAAATAAAGAAGATAGACCCGAATGGCTGCTCATTGAAAATGTTAAAAATCTATTGTCTATTGGACGAGGTTTTGACTTTGCCAGATTGCTCTGTTCGCTGGGAGAAGTCGGGTACGAGTGCGAATGGCAAGTGCTCAACAGTAAAGACTTTGGAATTCCGCAAAACAGGGAAAGGGTGTTCATTATTGGACATCTTGGAGAAGGAAGTAGACGAAAAGTATTTCCTATCAGACCAACAAACGGCGAAAATCCTTGCAAACAGCAAGAATTAACCAAAGGTGTGGCAGATGCTTTTCGGATATATGATAGCAGAGGACTTGCTAGGACTTTGAAAGCAGAAGGCGGGGGATTAGGAGCAAAGACAGGTCTTTTTTTAGTTCCTGTAAAAATTTCTAAAAAGTCTGGTACGCCTGTAAACAATATGAAAATAAAAAATGTAGGTGCTCAAACAGCATCTTGCTTATCAGCTCGATATTATAAAGGGCTTTCAGAAGATAATTGCAATGGAATTCTCTGTATACAAAAAACACGCAGGAAAATTCGGTGCAGGATTAGGAAGCTTACACCGAGGGAGTGCTGGCGGTTACAGGGATTTCCTGATTGGGCCTTTGATAGAGCTTTGGCGGCAGGAATAAGTAACAGTAGACTTTACCAACAAGCAGGAAATTCTGTTACAGTAAATGTTATTTTGGCAATAGGTGTAATTTTAAAGGAGATTGAGGATGAAGATCCCTACGAATAAAATTGTTGGATGGCAGAAAACAAAAAATTGTCTGCCTGTTCTTGATGCATTGGTACTAATTCAGTCTAAAGAAGATAAATATTTTTATGAAATAGCCCAATTAGTTTCAGATGATGGTACATTAACTTTCCGTAGTTGGTCTGACTATGGACGCGAATTTGATCTAAAAGATATTCGTAAATGGGCCTATATAAAACTATAGAGGAGATAAACATGAAAATAGGACTTGTTGATGTTGATGGACATAACTTTCCTAATTTAGCTTTGATGAAAATATCAGCATGGCATAAAAAACACGGTGATATTGTTCATTGGGCTGGAAGTTTAGAGCGCTATGATATTGTGTATATGGCAAAAGTTTTTTCCTTTACGCCGGATGATATCCAAGCGTATCAAGCTGACGAAATCGTTAAAGGTGGAACTGGTTACGACTTAATGGGGAAGTTGCCACAAAATATTGAATGTAGCTATCCTGACTATGATTTATATGCTATCAAAAATAAAGCATATGGTTACTTAACTAGAGGTTGTCCTCGTCAGTGTCCATTCTGCATAGTAGGTCAAAAGGAAGGTGTACAGGCGTATAAAGTTGCTGATTTATCGCAGTTTTGGCGTGGTCAGAAGCACATAAAGCTGCTTGATCCTAATTTGCTGGCTTGTCCTGATTGGGAAAATTTACTTGGACAGCTGGCTGAGAGTAGAGCCTATGTAGATTTTACTCAGGGTTTGGATATTAGGCTTATGACGGATGAAAAAGCCTGTGCTATAAATAAGGTTAAGTACAGTATGATACATTTTGCGTGGGACGATCCTAATGATATGGGAACACTAGAAAAATTAAAGGAATACAGAGCTGCGTGGAAAGGTAGTCGCAGAAACCTTAGTGTTTACGTATTAACTAATTTTAACAGCACGCATGAAGAAGATTTGTATCGGGTATATACATTGAGAGACATAGGCTATGATCCGTACATTATGATTTTTGATAAATTGAATGCTCCTGAAAAAACAAAATATTTGCAGCGTTGGGTAAACAATAAGCAGATATTTAGGACGATAAAAATGTTTGAAGAATATGATCATAGGAGAGGTTAACTATGAATAAGGTAATTTTATTAGGAAGATTGACTAAAGATTGCAATACTAAATATACCCAGACAGGAAAATGCGTAACGACTTTTACTTTGGCGGTCAATAGACCAACTACGAAAGATGGAGAACAGCAGGCAGACTTTGTGCCCGTAGTTTTATGGGGGAAAGTAGCAGAAACTGTTGGTAATTATGTTCATAAAGGACAACGGTTGCTTGTCGAAGGGCGGTTACAAGTTAGAACGTTCGAAGCAAATGACGGTTCTAAACGTTGGGTAACAGAAGTTATCGGCAGCCATATTGAATTCATTGAAAAGAAAGAAGACTTCGGCGGACCTGGCGGTAACGAATATACAGGAGCGCCTTTTGATGAAGAAATCCCATTTTAAATATAAGGAGTTGTAAATAGTGAGACCAATAAATATAAAAAATATGATGGCGTTAATCGAAAAAGAACCGGATGATCAATATATACGGGTATTAAAGTTAGTATTTTTACAAGCTTTGATGGAGATCAAACAGCTGCGCCGAAAAAATAGCCAACTTGGCGGTAAGGTAGCGAGATATAGAAAAAAAGATACTCCGACAGAGCCTATGCAAGTTGGACCTAATGAATGTGACGACATAATATGCCCTAATTGTAGTGGAATTGTTGGTTTTAACGCAATGGCAAATTACGCAAAAACAAGATGCTGTTATCATTGTGGGCAAAGGTTGAAATGGAAGGAATGTGAGTAATGATGGAAATTAAGATAAAATTATTGACTGGCGGTAAAATGCCGACAAAAGGAACGATCGGTGCAGCCGGTTATGATTGCTACGCAAGAGAAGATATAACTGTAGGTACAGAACCTGTACTAATTGGGTTGGGATTTGCTATTGAGATTCCACCGGGGTATCATGCCAAAATCTTTCCACGCAGTAGTACAGGCTTGAAAACATTATTACGCCAGCCGAATTCTTGCGGGATAATCGACAGCGATTACAGAGGCGAAGTAAAAGTTATGTATGAAGCTAAAATGTATGTTGATGAAAAAGAGATCGTTGTAAAAAAAGGCTATCACAGTATTAAAGCAGGTGAGCGTATTGCTCAAATGCTGATCGAGCGTAACGAAGATACAACGCTAGTACCGGTTGCAGAACTTTCTGAAACAAAAAGAGGCACTGGCGGTTTTGGCAGTACTGGGTGGTGAATAGCTTATGAAATTAATAGATAAAGACGCTTTAAGCATGGAACTAATGAATGAAGTGTTAAACGCTTATGCAAAGGCTGATTTTCGTTTTGCTCATGCGTTAAACGTTTTTCAAGGTTTAATAGACAAAGCCCCTACAGTAGAAGAACGTAAGCAGGGGCATTGGATAGATTTAGAATTCGATGATGTAAGTATATGCAGCTTGTGTAAAAATCCACAAGAAGTTGAAACACTATATTGCCCTGAATGTGGGGCTATTATGGACGGTGTAGAAAAATGAAATTAAAAGCTTATGGATGGGATGACGAAGATTACGACGAAAGTCATGTAGTTTGGGCGGCTACACCGGGAAAAGCTAAAGCGTTACTTGCTTCCGAACATGATAGAGAATTTACAGAAATGCGGGTTTATCGTGTTCCGTGGGCTGATAAATATGGAGCCAGCAAAATAATACCAGCAAAAGAATTTTTAAGTAATGGCTGGGAGCTGAATTGCACAAACTGCGGGAAAGTTGTTCGTAATGGTACAGCAACAGTTTTAGACGAAGTAGAGGTACTATGTGACGAGTGTGCGAAAGATTGGAACGAGGTGAAAAAATGAAAGAAAGTTTTATTTGCCCTCACTGCAAGAATATAACGGGCTGGAGGGAAGTAATTCCTGTGCACGGCCACTATACAGAACATTATGACGAAAACGGTAAATTTGAGGCGGGAGCTTATGCCGACTCTATGAATTATTACGAAAAATCAACGGTATATGAATGTACACGTTGCAACAGAAATATAAAAGCTGCTGTTTTGCGTTATAAACGAGGTATGAATAAATGACAAAGAAAGAACTGATAGAGTTGATAGAAGAATATCCGGACGATGCAGTTATCACTTGTTCCGGTGATGGGCGTGGTTTTTGGGCAAGTGATGTAGTGTTTGACGAATATACGAATAAAATTTGTATCGTAGAAGATTGAGAAAGGTTAAGAAAAATGAAAAAAACAAAACTAAAACAGCGGGTAGAAACGTTAACTGAATGTATTAAATCTTTAGAAAAAATGAAATCAACAAACGAAAGCGTAATCGTTATTACTGATAGTTTTATATGTACGTCAATGGTGGACGAGGAAGGAAAAACAGATAATGAGAACATTCAAGATCACATTGCAAAGGTTTTTGTTTTGATTATTAGCTATTTAACCCATATGGCTAAACGAACAGATCTAAATTTAACTATGCTTTTATTACCGATATTGATAGAAGTTGCAAAAAAAGAAGGCATAGAGATTAAGGAAATTCCGAAAGAAGCATTAGAAAAAAGGGAACAAATTTTAAACTAATGCTATAGGACTTATGAGGGATCAGAAAAACATTAAGGAGTTAGTGAGTGAAGAATGAAAAAACGTGAACTTTGCGGTATTTATTTCAGAGTAAAGCGGAATGGAAAGTACGAAAACATTTGCTTTACTGATATGACGGAATTTGAACAAAAAAGAGCAATTTATGATTTTTCGCCAGAAGCTCTGAGAAATATGTGTATGGTTTTGGCGGGAGTAGTCAGAAATTTAGGCGATATGTTTGATATTAGTGCTGCGGACGGTGATTAATAATGAAAGAAGCAGTAAATTGTTTAAAATGCTACCGGATACATAAGTATGACAATATTATTTTTTGTCCTTTTATTGGACTGGAAGAATGTATCAGGGGTCGGCATTATGTCGAATTAGAAAATACTTCCAATATAAATGAAATTAAAGATAAGAGTAAAATCCCTGATTTTAAACCTACAGATAAATGTGCGTCGAAAAAAGCCATTCAATGGGAGCAATACCACGAACAAATATTCGAGATGTTTGAAGCTGGTTATACCAGGTATAGAATTGCTAAAGAAATAGGAGTAAGTATAAATGCTTTATATGCGTATGTATCAAGATATAAACAATAAGTAAAATAAGTAAATGGCGTATGTCTTTTGACATGCGCCTAAATGCTTTGAAAAATTCCTTCCATTATATATACGTTTTTTTGATTGTGGGACCAGGTCCCTTTAGACTTGATTTAATCTATTATTTTAAGGCGGATTTTATCATGTATTTACAAAAGAAATATTTTGCTGGATTGACAGTAGATGTAGAAAAATATCACACGACTAAATTTAACAGTAAAAAGATAACCAGGTCGGCTAATATAAACCGTACTCCGGAAAATATGAAAAAAGTAAATGAACGTAACGCTGCTAAAAATTTACGTCGAAAGATCAATGCTAATTTCACAGCAGGTGATTATCATTTGATCCTAACCTATAGACCGGAAGAAAGAGCACTTAATCCAGAAGATGCAAGAAATGACCTGAAAAGGTTTTTAGATAGAATGAGAAGGCACTATAAAAAGTTAGAGAAAGAATTAAAGTATATAGCGGTTGCTGAGTATGGGAAAGTATCCATGCATTTTCATATGGTAGTCAATGGTGGAGTTCTACCAGAAGAAATAAATAAAATATGGGGACATGGCAGAGTAGGTCTTAGAGTTTTAGATGATTCGGGAGACTATATAAAACTTGCTGATTATCTCATAAAACAAACTAGAAAAACATATAATGATCCTGAAAAAGCTGTATTCAAAAAAAGATGGTGTTCATCGAGAAACTTAAAAGAACCGGAAGTAGAGACCAATATAGTCAAAGCTGACAGCTGGCGGGAGTATCCGAAAGCGCCCAAAGGCTATATGATCATTCCTGATAGCATTGAATATGGAGTAAGCGAGATCACTGGCTATCCATATCAGTATTACAGAATGATCAAGATACCTGATAAAAAACAGAAGGAGAAAAAGAGGTATGTTAAAAATAATATTAGACATCCCGCCCAGTGTTAACCATTGTTATGTAAATGTACCGAGAAAAGGCCGCAGACTTACAGAGGCAGCGAAAAACTGGAAACTTATTGCTGGATATGAAGCAACTCAGGCAAAAAGGAAACAGGGGTGGGTTTATCCTGCAAAAGATGAAAAAATAGTTATCCTGCTATGGGCTTTTTGGCCCGATAATCGTCCTCACGATATGGGAAATCTCCATAAGCTCCTGCCTGATGCACTTGAAAACATCCTCTATGAAAATGATAGAAACGTCCTTATTCGTGATATGGATTTCTCCTTAGACAAAAAACGTCCTCGTATTGAAGTTGTCGTTGCATATAAAAAGGAGCTGGATGATAATGAAACACAGCACTAAAAAATTTGTCCTACAGGAATTGGCTGACTATAAAGAAAACTGTATGGAAATAATTCGTATTCAAGAACAAATAAAAAATCTTAGGTGTTCAGGAAAAGCAGAATTAACAAACCGGGAACTGCAAAGGTTATTTTTACGACAGGAATATTTAGAAAGAGCAATAGCAGCTATAGATGATTTACGTGCGGCGTTGAACGAGGATCTATTACTGTTATTTAACGAGAAATTTTTGAATAGACCAAGCTTGCAGGATAAAACGATAATTGCACGTCTAAATGTTAGTCGTGCAAAATTCTATAAAGATCTCGACTTGATCTGTAAAATGCTGGCTGATAGATTAGGACTTTCATAGTTACATGTGATTTTGGTTGCACAGACTTTTGGTGTTGTATATGATTTTGGTTGCACGGACTTTTGGCATTGCATACGGTTTTGGTTGCATGGACTTTTATCGTTGCACGGACTTTTGGTTGCACGCGATTTTGATTGCACGGACTTTTGGCGATAAAAATAAAAAGCACGGTCTAACCGTGCTTACAAGTTTTTCATTTTAGAACGAATAGAGAACATATTTATATCAAGATAGCAAAGAGTATCGTTTTTACCTAGCTGGATATTTTCAGGGGAGCTAGGAGACGGAATAAATTCATTGTCCTGCTCCATTCCCCACAAATGGAATCCTAACGCTTCTTTTGCGTATAATATTGCTTCGTGAAGTTATTACCAGAAGCGACGCAGCCGGGTAGATCGGGTAAGAATACGCTGTAATTATTAGCATTTTTTCTATAACGGCGGGGTAAATATAACAGTCTTGTTTTTTATGCATATATAACGCTCCTTAGCTTAGATCTCAAATACATCATAACACACGTATAAAATACGTACAACGATAAAAATAAAAAACGCTGGTTTTACTCAGCGCTTTTTATAGTATGCTTACTTTCGTTCATAAACAACGCAATTAGAAAGAACTCTTTCGGCATTGTTCCAGATCCAAGACCAAAATAATTTCTCTTTTTTTGAATAGGTATTTACTTCTTCTTCTGGTACTAGGGCTAAAGTATCACAAATTTGTTTAAAATAATTTTGCTGTGACTTAGTTATAATAAAAAGCCTGCCCCCTACACCCGGCAAAGGGTCTGTTTGAGTTTTCGGGATAAGGTCTAAATTATCAAGCATTTCAAGAATTTTTTTATCAAAATTAAAGCGGTTTTTCTTCATGGTTTTACCTCCAAAGCATTTTCTTTAAGTCAATTAAACGTCATTAAAATATAAATGTCAATAAAAATTGTTTATAAGCATTTTAAATTCGTCAATGGTTGCTGTCCAGACTGCCTGTTGTCGGGTATAACCGTTAGGAGTAGAATAAGCAATAACTTTTACAGTTTTATTCAAAGTATCAGCGTAAATATCAGGATAAGACTTGTAAAGTTCAATAGTTTTTTTTATACAAGTCTTAACACTTTTGAATGTCCAGCGCTCAAAATTGACGGCTATACCGTCAATATTTTCAAAACAAATAAGAAATGTTTGTTTTTTCATTTTTATCTCCTTTCTAGCCTGTCATCATCAGAGCCGGGAGGCTATCCCACGGCTGACGCTTGCAGACTGCAAGCGTTTCGACTAACAAAGATAAATAACACCTTGTTTTGTTTCAAAATAAGAATCACATTCTAAATCTCTTGCAATGGCAGCATAATCAATATAAATTGCTATAGAATCTGGAATATAACCAAAACAGCCTTCTGAAACTAATTCTTCTGCAACGTCTTCTAAGGTCATATCTTTGTAGAAATAAGAATTATCCTCGAATTGTTCTAAAGCTGTTAACAAGTCTTCGCCCGAGGCATCCAAATAAGCCTCTAACCAATTTTTATCATAGTCTGATAACTCGTTTAATTTTTCGGCTATCTCATTAAGTGAGAATATATTATCATACTCACCAATATTTAAACCTTCAATATCGCTTTCATAATCGTGTATGGCGTATTCTTCGTAAGCTGTACCGTCTACAACTTCAATTTCTTTTAAAACTTCGTCTAAGTCTTCGCAGGGCAATTCAACCCATTTACCCACCAATTCTCCCTCGTTGTATTTTCCTAAGTTTGCAATATAGATTTTTAACATTTAAAACATCTCCTTAAAATGTGTTTTATATTTCGTTTATGTGTTTATTATAACCTAATTGATTAACGGTGTCAATAGCAATTTGATTATTTTTTTCTTTTTTTTCTTGCAAAAATAATCAAAAACGGTATAATAAAGATATGAAAGGAGATGAAAAAAATGATAGGAAATATAGTAAAAGCAGCGGCAAATATAAAAAATGCAGACAGAAAAATTTTAGCAGAAGCTTTAAACATAAGTCCACAAGCACTTAGTAACAAATATTCAAGAGATAGTTTCAGCGGGATAGATTTGATAAAAATAGCAGATGCTTGCGGCTATAGATTGGCGTTTGTTGATGAGCAAGGAAAGGCTGTGATAGCCTTTCCAAAAATTAACAAAGAGGGATAATAAAATGAACCAAGAAACTATAGAAGCTATAAAAGAACTAGAAAACGGAGAGGGCAAACGTTTTACAGGATCAACAAAAGAGTTATTCAGGGAACTTATTAGCGAACATATACCAGCGGAAAAAGAAAATGTTAAAAAATGCAGAGGAGAATAAAAATGCCTACATTATCATATTTTTATGGGATTTATATAAAAATGTATTTTCAGAGAAAAGAACACAACCCGCCACACTTTCACGCAATTTACGGAGAATATACAGGCGAAATTGAAATAAAAACACTAAAGCAAATTGAAGGAGACTTACCGCCTAAAGCTATGGAATTAATAAAAGAATGGGGGGAACTCCACAAAGAAGAACTGCAAAAAATTTGGGATACACAAGAGTTTATAAAAATTTCTCCGTTGGAATAAGGGAGGTTTAAAAATGTTCTATAAGGTAAAAGAAGTAAAAGCGTTGCCAGATTACAAATTAAAGGTTTATTTTGTAAACGACGTTATAAAAATATACGATGTAAAGCCGCTGTTTGACACATGGCCAGCTTTTCAAGCACTACGAGACATTCAAGGTTTATACAAGCTTGTCAAAGTAGATCCGGGCGGTTATGGTATTAGCTGGAATGAAAATATTGATTTAAGCTGTAACGAATTATGGGAAGCGGGGAAGCTTTCTGACGATGATAAGCAAATAGCATAACAGAATAACACTTAAAAAAGGCGCTTGTATTGATAC